TAGTACTAAAGATAAACAAATTACACCAGCTCCTAACATTAAGTAACTGTCGTAAGTGTAACCCAACAAAATAATGATCGAGTTAATTAAGATTGAAGTTCGTTTTTTCATAGTGTTTAAATTAATGTGCGTTACCAAGCCGCACCCCTTGAAAAAATTATCTTACTATTCTTGAAGCTTTAATGCTTGGAGCCATTGAATAAGATCCTTCTAAAATATATTCAGTATTATCCCAAACTTTGATTTTTCTTGTGATTACTTCCGAAGCCGTTGGAAATTTCTCAAAAGTAACTGATTTGTCAGTTCTTTTAACGCAAATATATTGCGGTCTCAAATTAGAATCACCGATAAAGCTCATTTCGTATACGTTTCCTGTTTCAAATTTTACTGTTTCCATTTTTTTGTGTTTTAATTATAGACCAAAATTAATATAAATATTTAATATAACAACTATTTTAATAAAAAAAATATAAAAATAATTTACATAAACAACAAAACCCCTGATTTCTCAAGGGTTTCAAACACAAAACAAACAGAAAGAAAATTTTTATTTGCCTACTTTAAATCGTTTTACTATGAATTTAACGATTCGTTTAGCTATCAGTTTCCAAATACCGCCTTTAGATTCGACTTTCACCTCCAACCCTTCAGCGGTCTTGGATATTTCAATGTCAATGTTTTTACTATCCAACTTAAATTCTTTGTTTACTTCGTCTTTTAGTACGTGAATATCTACGTTTTTAGTGTCTATATCCAGTTTGATATTCGTGCCGTCTTTTTCTAAATTAACGTCTACTTTATCCGTGTCAATTGTTATTTTTTTCTTTGCCATAATATATTTATTTAGTCCAACGTGCTGCCGTTCCTCTTACGTCGTAATGTACCCAAGTCGAATAAGTACCTAAACCGCCTTGTTTCATTTTACCCGCTGCGATCAATTTTTCGATAATAGCCGCAACTTGTTTAGGTGTGTATCCTTCTATTTTAAAATCCGCAGCTTCGCCCGTTATATGCCTTGACTTAGTAGCACCACCTACTTTAGCGTTAAGTTCCGCGGGTCTGTAACCGCTTGTAATCTTAATAGGCTTTTTAACCTCGTCACGTAACACCTGAAGATTCTTTGCAAGTTCAATTAAATTACGTAGTACATACGTAGGTACATTGTAATTACGCTTGTTGAACTCGTTTAAACTAAAATTGTTTGTTAGCTTCATAACTTATTTTTTCGCTAATTTACGACTTTTATTTTCAAGTACCGCAACCGTGTCATTTTTTAACGCTGGTAAAGTAGGTTGTTTTTCTTCAATTGGTTTACGATTGTAATATTCGTTTTTATCTAAACAGTTATACAAACGTGCTTTAACGTCTTGAACCTCAAAATGTGTATATGCAAGCCACAAAGCTAAAACACCTATTGCACCTTGTTTCTTTATCACTTCTAAAAATTGTGTAATAGGTATCATTTTCATCTAACTTCGTATTTTGGTAGTTCTACGTTATTAACCCAGTCTATTATATCTTGATCGTTCCAATCTTCAGTATACGTGTACCCTTCAAAATTGATTCCGAAATTAGCCGTAGTAGTTTTTAAAATTACAACAGCAGAACAAACTTTGTCTATTATGTTGTCCGTTACCGTTGTTACCGTCACCGTTGGATTTACTATTTCAACGTTGAATTGTTCAAATTTATAAGTTGCCATTTTTTATTTTTATTATGTTAAAGTTGTTCCTGTTACTGTGAATGTTCTTACAGAAAAATAAGTCATATTTACTGTTGTTGTTTTTGCAGCTTGTGATGTCACACCTGTATTATTAAATGTATATGCTGATGTAGTTGCACTTGATAAGGTATTTGAACTCCAATAGACACGTCCTGTCTGTGATAAATTCAAAGGAGAATAATTTAAAAAATTATTTGAGTCATTAGCGTAATTAATTAAATTAAAAATCTCCTTCATATTAGGCAATCTCCAACCACTTGTAAAAGTTCCAACAGAATAAGAAAGTGAATTGTCTATTGCAGTATTCCAACTCTGCCCTGTTGCAATTGCTACTCGTGAAATTCCTAAAACCGTTGTACCGTCGTAAGTACTCCAATCTATTACAATATTATTAGTGTACGTTGAACCACCTAATTCATCCGTAAATCTATTAGTGTTTTCGAAAGGATTCGCAGTTGCTAAAGTAGTAAAATTTGTTGCACGTCCCGCTTCTAAATCGCCATCGTCACCCGTTCGATAACTTGTTGTTTGTCCCGTTTTCATTAATGTAGCTCCAACAGCTGCTTCCGAACCGCTACATGAAAAATATTCTTGTGCTATTCCCCAACTTATTTCGTTGTTACACGCCCCTTCGCCCCAGCCTATTTCATTTGCCATATCTAATTATTTATGTTGTTATATCTCCGTATAAATACCACTCGTTCGTATCTCTTTTGTATAACGTAGCAACTGAATATTGCCCCGTTGTTTTAGTTTTACCACCGCTACTTCTTAATGTCACTCCCGTATCTGGTACAATAATAACTTGTCCCGTTCCGTATTGTGCTAAAGTTATAATAGTTCCCGAAGGAAAAGCAACCGCAGTATTCGTAGGTATAATTAAGTTATTACTACCACCCGAAAAGTTTAATTCTACTACTTTATTTGCATCACTTAATAATAAAGTATGTTGCGAAGTTTGAGTAGATTTAGCACGGTTACGAACTTCAGCACCCGTAACGTACTTACTTGCAAAAGTACCACCACCCGTATCTTGTGCAATTGCTATACGGTCTGAAGCTTCTAAATTACTTCCTTTTGCCGTTAATTGACTTACCTTTACATTCGCCATTTTGCTTGTTTAAATACATTAATAATTTCTTTATGTTTTCGTCTTTTGGTTTGTACTTCTTCATAAATACCAGCCTTGATAATTGTTATTTGTATCAGGGTACATGTCCCCGTTTGAGTTACTATTATATTCAGGAAACTTGTCGTTGTTAAAACTTATATGTTCTATAAATCTTTCAGTATAATGTTGTGCAATACTTCTTTCTTTCTCAATTAAAAAATCTATTTCGACTTTTTCTACGTTAGTTGCGTTTTCTGAATTATGTTTGTACACCCCTTTGTTAGCTATTGTATAAGCCGCAAAAGGTAAGTATTCAACCATAGCCCAATGGATCAACATTTGTTTAATATAGTTAACTAACAAATTATTATAGTCCGTTGGTATTGTGTAAATTGCCGAAATTCTTATTGTGGCATCGTCGTTACCGCCGTCAACCGTAATAACGTCGTTTACTTTATAACCCGTTCCAGCCGTGTCTATATCAGCATCCGTAATTAAACCACCCGTGTCAGTAATATCTAACGTTAAACCCGTTCCCGTACCACCCGTAGTAGTAACACCCGTTCCCGTTGTATATCCAGTACCTTGGTTAGTTATTGTAAATGTAGTTGGTATTCCTGAAGTAGCTAAAATAATTTCAGATTGTAATTTTTGTAGTAAATCAGTACCTAAAAAATTTTGTATATGTATATCTTGTGCTATTTTAACGTACTGAATAAAATTGTCCGTGTCTACGTTGCCATTCATAGCAGTGAATTTAACAACGTCTTGTCTTGTTATTAGTAGTGCTTCAGGCATTATTCTCCGTATATTTTATTAGTTGGTAAAAATCCGTTATTAGGCATATCCGTTGGTCTTTGACTAACTTTAGAATCGTTCTTTACAACGTAACCTAACTTTTCAGCTTTACGTACTGCAACTTGTTTTAACTCTTTGCTATTAACATCTATTGCTTTGCCGCTAAATGTAGCGTAAACTTGTTTGTTCCAACGGTGGTGACAATTACCACCACCTTTGTAGAACCAAATTGAATAAGTATCCGCTCCTTTAGGGCCCCAACCTTTATTAACTATTTGAGAACCCATTTTAATTATGTCTTCTTTACGGTAAATCTTATTAGCCGCAATCATTCTTCTACAAAACTCACGGCTATTACTTTTTGTTTCGCCAGCGTAAACGTACCTTGTTATAAATTTAACATCTCCTATTACTTCGTCTTGTTTACTTGTAATATTTGGCCTATTGTCGCCCGTTGAAACCAAGTTAACTATCTTACTTAATAAAGATTGTTTAGGCTCTTTAGAAAGCGTTTCGTTTTCTTTATCGTCCGTTTCATAGTCTACGGGGTATTCGTCTATTAGAATCGAGTTTTCGGGTATATCTTCGCCTAAATTAATAAGCATTTCAGCTATCTTAAAATCTTTGCTTAATAGTTCGGGTGCTAAATCACTACCGCCAGCTTCAGCTGGTAAGCCTACAATACTACGTATTTCGTTAGGCGTTAAAGTTTCAATTACTTTATTAGCAACTAAAGGACTTAAATTATTAATTGAATCTAATAATCGTTTCTTTTCGTTGTTTGTTGTAAGGTCTCCAGCGGCATCTAACGGATTTAACGTTTCAAAATATAGCTTTAAAGTAATTCCGTTATAATGTAGTATTGTTTCAAATGCTTCTATAATTTGATCTTGAATAGGCTTTACTACCATGTTTTCAAATAACACTTGTGCGTTACGTAATTCATCAGCATTCGAACTAAACCCATTTGCCGAACCTAAACCGAACAACAAAGGACTTGTAACGTTATGCGCTAACATAATCTTTTTAACGCATTCCTCACTTAAGTAAGTATAGTGTTCTGGCGCATCGTTTAACGGTAAATCGTCTACCGTAGTTTTACTTTCTTGGTTGTTGTTAAATGCAACTATTACTTTTTGACCTCGTGAACCCGTTAATTGACTTAATACTTTGCCTTTAATTATTTGTTGTTGTTCTTCAGTAGGTACACCGTTGTTAAAGTTTACTACTTTAGTTCCTGAAAAACCGTTTTGTACTTCGTTAATTAAATAATCGGCTATTTCTTCTTCTAACTTTGCGTAAGGTAAACCACCTTGGTAATCTGGCAAAGAATAGTATTTCATACCAACCGCATACGGTTTAGAATAAAGTATTTCAACTTGTTCGTTAGAATAACCGAAAGCGGGTATTCTTTTAGGTACATATTTTTTTGTATCCTCCCAATTATCTGAATAGTAATAACCTTCTATTTCTCCGTCTTTATTACATTTTTCAGCACGTAATAAATTCACGGGTATATGATATGCTTTTAAAATCTTTTTATGCGCCTTGTCGTAGTGAACTTGCATTGCAAATTGTCCGAACATTTTACGGTCTAAAACTATTTTACGAATACAATCAGCATTAAATAATGCCATCATTTGAGCGTACTCATTAGGCTTTTTATTAGCATCTAAAGCACTTAAACCCCTACCGTATATTAGTCTATTTACATTATTAATTACCGATGAATTAGTAGTTGAATTAACGTACCTATCTATAATAAACTGAAAGTAATTATTGTCTTCGCCAAATTCTACCCAAGCATCTCGTTTTGATTCTTGAATTACGGGAGTTGTGTATGTACTTAATTCTAAAACGTGTATGTTATTCATAAACTATAAATTCATTTGTTGTACTGTTTGAAACGTATTGCCCGTTGTTTACTGAAAAGGTATTAACGTTTTGATTAGTACAAAATATTCTATCTTTATATACTACGATCGCACCGTTTACTACTACTAAATCGTAAAAATGATTCTCTACTAAATTAAATTCAGCTTCTAAAGTGTCGTAGTAGTCGCCTACCGTGTGCGTGTAACCCGTTATTTCAGTTGTTACACCCGTTTGGTCATCAGTTATTCCAACGTAATCAAACGTATGCGACCTTGGTATAAATACAAAAGTCTGGTCGTTTGTTGAAGTTGTTAAAATAATCATATATTATAAACGATTAAAGGTCGATTTTGTACCGTAAAATAAAAAACCCCTACCAAAGTAAGGGTCTTTTGCAAGTATATGAAGAAAAGAAATTACGCAGTAACTATAGTTGCATCCGTTCCAGAACCGTCTTCAAATAAAACTTTCAATGCGTTTTCATCTGTTACGTCAAGGAAATTAGCGGGTGAAACTTCCATAGCTTCGAAAGTTAGGTTGTACCCGTTGAAGTCACCTAAAGCCGAACCTGAAGAAACAGTTCCCGCAGTAACATCAGCACCTTGTGTAAGTCCCATTAAAAAGAATTGGTCGGTCATTGTTCTAACTACAATTCTTGGTCTACCGTAAGCAAGTAGTTTAACGTTTTTATGCGTTGTAACGTCTTGTCTTTTTAATTGAATAGTAAGTGTTTGTTGAAAGAAAGTTGTACCGTTGTCACGGCTTGAATTGATTGTAGTTTCAAAACTGTTAGCACCTTTTAATTCGTATTTATACAAGTTCAAAGAACCAGTATTAACGGGCGTCCAATCCGTAATTAAATCCGTGTCCGTGTTATCGTATGTAACATCGTCAGAATTTAACTCGTCGTAGTTAATAAAGTAGATAGCCTTTAAACCCGATACCGAGTCTTTACATTGTTCTATTCTACCATTTGTTATATCACAGCTCATTTTATTATTTTTTAAAGTTTAACAAAAAAAAAGGTGGTGTATTTTGCACCACCCTTTCGTATAGTTTATGTTAGATTAGTTAGCCGAGTTAACAATTCCGTAAGTAACTACATCTTCAGCGAATCCGTATTTAACGTCTCCAGTAAATCTCATTACTACACGTACATTCATTGAACCGTCGATCAAT